GCCAATAACTCGTTACCGGTTTTTTCGTAGGCTTTTTTGAACAATCCAACCCTTGTCGGCTGTTCCGAATACCTACCGAGAATATTCAATCCTGAACTAAGCCAACTAAACAAATTCTTTTTGCTGGTTTTCTCGTCAAACATGGCCTTAATTGACTTTTTGCCCGATAATTCGCCTAAATCAATCTTTGCTCCCGACTTCTGCCATTTTTGGTAAACCTCATCATTAGTTAACATAGACCAAAGACCGCTTACATAATCAACAAAAGGAATATAACCGTATTTTGAAGAAATCCCGGCGTCCAGTTGATCTCTAACGACATTAGGAATCATAAACTCCGGGTTACGACCGGTCGCTCCCTGTCTTAGTATCGAAGCAGGGGCTTTGATGATTTTAAGAACCAGATTCATCGCCTCCTCGTTTACTCCTTTAGCTACCTCAGCAATCTCGCTCCCGACCCGCCAATACTCTTTCTTCCCGTTTTGCCAAACCGTGATGGTGTCCGATCCTGCCGACCCGACTTTCTTGAAACCTAATTCTGGTGCTATATTCTGAAGCCCGACAATCGACCTGGCGACCCGATTCTTCTCTATCGCCGCCCTTTGACTAAAAGTATTTCCGATAATTGATTCTAGTGGAGATTCGATCTTTCTTTCCGAACCCTTGATCTTGAAGATCGGTTGCGTTCCTTGCATTGTCTTTCTGGTCGGTAACCCAAGATAGTCGTTGACTTCGTCCATGACTCTCTTTAACGGCGAATAGTCGGGATTTTGCTGGCGAATAAGTTTAGCGGTATCTTCGGAAAGGAAACCGGCGTCGATCATCTCCTGAAAGCCTTTGTTCTGGTAGTCGTAGAGGCTTTGGGCAATCTGGCCGATTTGGGGATATTTTGCCTCAATCGCTGTTACAATCTGTCTCGCCTGCTCCGGGTCGGCTCCTTTGATCTTTCGGCCAATCTCTCCAAACCCGGCAATCCTTTTGTTAGCCAAGTAAGTGTCTAGGTCCAGCTTGGGAATCCCCGCTTGGTCAATCGACTTGATTATAGGGTTAAGTTCTGTCTGGAAGCGATAGTCGGCAATCCCCCCTGCTCCGGTTAACCTTCTTACCAAATATTCCGGATCGTATTCCGGCCTTAACTCTGCCCCTTTAATTTTTAAGGTTTCTTTCGCCTTTCTTGAGGCTTGAACAATCGGGTTATATCGGTCAATCCATTGGGTATAAAAGTCGCTAAACATCTGACGAAGTGATTTTCCGCCTTGCTCAGTAGCCGAACCGATTTGTTTGTTTCCTTGTGCTATAATATCATTTAATGCTTGCTGATCTTGTAATGAAGGCTTACGTTCTATTTGGCCTATTTGTGATTCAGGTAATGATTTGGGCGGTGCTGAAAGATCGGGTAAAACCTTGGCTTTTTGTAATTCTATTTCCGATTGCATACCTAATCGGGGTTTATTTTCTACTTTGGTAAAATCAGATGAAACGATTTTGGTGGGAACTTCTTGTCCAACTCCTAATCCTAGCTTTGATATTGCTTGGCCTTCTCGACCTACGGGGCCTTCTGTAAATCCCATTATTCCAAGTTTGGGGAGTTTTCCCCTAGACACTAAGGGTATATTCCGATTAACATCCAAGGCCCAAGCAAAAGCATCGGCTAACTTTTTATTGGAAACATTGCGCCACTTTGCCCCAAAATAGTGTTCGGCAATATCTTGAGCACTCCTCCCTAAATCTCCCAATGGTTGTTTGCTTTTCCCTTTAAATTTAACGGCATCATAGAACCTTTCCATAACGTCCTGATCTTCCGGGTGAATCTTAAAGACATTCGGCGAAACATCGGTCAACCCCATTGCCGGTGCTTTTTCCATTAACTTTGTTAGCCTGCTAGAAGCACCAAACCTGTTTTTGATAGCAGTAATAACCATGTCATCAATCCCTCGATTAAGAACTAGACCAATTAACAACTCTGCTGTGTCAATCGCTTTCCCTACTTTTGTTTCTTCAAACCCTGGACTCTTGGTAAGTGTTTCTATTAGCCTACTTGGCCCAGCAAATTCTTCAATCGATTTGCCAATTCCTTGCTTCGAGCCAATTCCGTAAATGGCGGGGAAAGCACGATAAGCGATAGCTGTTGGACTGAAAAGACTTGTCGCCGATAATGCTGCTCCAGTAATGTTCTTTACTCCTTCCCGGGCCGCTTGTTTAGGAGTGGCTACTTTTTCGAATTCCTGCGGCGAGTAAAAGGGAACATTTATTTTGCCTTTGGTTGCTGCCAAAATAGGTTGTTGAATTAAACCTGCCCCAATAAACTTACCGTAATTTACCAATGGTCTCCCGATTTGTTTGGCTAGTCCCATCTCGATAGGTTCTACAATCCTGGCATAGGGGTTGTATTGATTGATTGTCTGTACCGTTTTCAAAATCGGTTCGGTTATTTGTTGGGCCTGGCCTAACCTCTGCGCCACCGGTGTTGACCAGAAATTTTGTCCAACGGTTGAAGTTGGGTTAAAGTAAGCCTTTATCCTTTCCGCCAGGTCCCTAAGTGAGGCCATTTTTTACCTCCCTAATAATGTTGTCCAATAATTGGTTGGATTAGCTGCCCCTGAAATGTAACTATATGGCTGGTTAAAGATCGACTTTTTCTCCTCTGTTGACGTTGACGGCACATATTTCGGAATATTAACCCCGCCTTCGGGATTGACAGTCATAGGACCGGTAAGTGGGTTTGTCGTCGGGTAATTGTAAGTTCCCGAAGTTACCGCCGCCATATTTCTTAACAATCCCTGAAGGTCAGTCGCCTTGTTTGCCACCCATTGTTCAAGAAGCGATCTTTGGTTGGCCGCCTCCTGCTGAATCATTTGCAGGTTGCTCACCGCTATATTCAATAATTGCTGCGATCTTTCCTTTTGAGCCGCGCCTTTTTGCAAACTTATGGTATTCTGGGCGTCATAGAACCACTTGGCAATCTCCGCCATTTTGGCGTTCTTTTGCGACTCCAGATTTCTAACCTCGGTATCGTAAATGTTTTTAAGGTTGTCCTCTTTGTTCTGGATGTCTCGCATAATGTTCTGGGTTTTGGTCATTATGTCGCCTCTTTGCTGGTTAGCCAGTTTGGTTAGGGCATAGGCGTATTGGTTTGCCGCCGAACTATCGCCTGCTCCCCTGGCGCCAAGAAAGATGTTCCCTGCCATAAAAGCGTTCCTTAGGTTAGCGCCGAGGTCTTTTAGGGTTTTTTGCTGGTTTTGCTGTGCCTCGGTTCTTTGTGTCCCCAAAGTTTGCAATCCCTGGGTTTGCTGTAGTCCTAAAGTATTTAAGCCTTGTTGGTACTGCTCCTGGGCGATTTGCTCTTGGGCGCTTTTTTGTCCCGGTAGGCCTTCGTTAAGAAGTTTGTCAAGCTGGGCAAAATAGTCGTTATAACCTTGGTTCAAGGCCGCTTCCGCTTGTTGCCTAGCTAAGTCTTCGGCCGATGGGCCAGAAGGTTGATTTGACGGGTTGTAAGACTGAGAGGGTTGAGATGACAGATTGTAAGATGTAGTTTGCTTCGCCCCTCCTGTGTCTTTTATGGCTGGAGCCGCCGACAAACCGGCTGAATACCCCTGATTAACCGCGCTTTGGAAAGACGGGTCAACCGAGGGCATAGAAGAACGATTGTATCCAGCATTCCAGGCCTGGTTCCAAATTTGGTTCCATTGGGTATTCCAATCGGCAACTTGTTGGGCGCCTAAAACATCGCCTCTTGGAATACTTGACGCATAAGATGGTGTATAAGTTGGTGTCGGAACTGGTGTAGGGTTTGCCATATTTACCTCCTTGTCTTTTTAAACTTTTTCTTTTTAATAACTTTTTTCTTGGGAACTATTTTTGATCCGTATTCGGCGGTCCACTTTTTGGCAAGTTCCGGGTGTTTCGCCCAAAGATACCGCCTTTGTGCTTCCGAAACGAAAGGGCTCATATTTTACCTCCTTAAAACAAAAAAGACCCTTCCCTTTCGGGTTTAGGGTCATATTTCGTCGCCATGGACGAATTACTGACAAGAAAAGAATACCAAATTATATTTATTTTGTCAAGACCTTTTTGAAAAAGTCGGCGTATTCCTGGATATGGTCTTTCATCTGCTTGTCCCTGGCCATCCGCTTGTAACCCTCCTCCCCTATTTTTTTCCTTAATTCCGGATCGTCAATCAGCGTTTTTATCTTCAAATACCAGTCGTCCGCGTTCCCGGCCAACATCCCGTCAACCCCGTCGGTAATTGATTCCCGATATTGCCTGATGTCCTGGCCGATAAACGGTTTTTTGGCGGTGGCCACCTCCAGCCTTTTAATGTCCGATTTGGCCTTGTTATAATTATTCTCCTCCAGGGGGGCTACAAAAATATCGGTTTTCTCCATTGTCTCCGGAAATCTCTCTTTCGCCCATTTAATAAATTCAAGATGGCCAAACTCCTCCTCGTACCGTTCGCCCCATTTCATTTTAAAGTCGGAAAAGAAAGAACCGATGGTGATAAACCTGGCGTTGGGGTAGTCGGCCATTATCCTGTCCACCCCCCCGACAAAGCCGAAAGACTTTAGGTCGCGGAAGTGGGTGCTGCTGCCGTAGTGAACGATGTTGATAAAGGGTGACTCCCTCGGCTTGGGGATTGAATTGTAAAGTTCCAGGTCAATGTAATTGGGCATTATCCCGATTTGGTCGTGGCGCTTGTGGGTATAATTAGCGATAACGTTCCTCAAATAACTATTGGTGCAGGTGACGGCGTCAACCTCATTGATGATGTCCGTCACTATATTCAAGCCCTTAGAACCCTTTTTGTAGGTTTCATAGACGACGTTGTCGCTATTCATCAGCCACAGGGCGTCGTCCAAATCCATTATCATTTTCTTTCCCTCTTTTCTGACCATCGACCCCATCGCCGCAAACGCCCAGTCGTTGACCGTGTAATTAAAGTAAACCAGGTCGTATTTTTTAACTAAAGAGGACCAGGCTTGCAAACTAATCGGGTCGCCGCACCAGAGGTCGACTTTAAACTCGGTGTCCTTATCTTTGTAGCCGTTTAAAAACTTCATCGGCTGGTTTACCCGGGCGTAGTCAACCCCGCTGGAGTGGCCTTTGGCTGAGTGGCTGGGGAAAGCGAAAACTTTAATCTGTTTCATTTTTTGTCTCCTTAATAAACAAATCTAACTTGTCCCAGAACTGCTGGCGCAGTCCCAAATAGTGGCGGCGGAACTCCCGGCTGTCCAAAGGCACCGACTCCCCCGGCCCCCAACTGATACCGTTCATCCCCGGTTCATATTTGGCAAACTGCTCCCTGGTGTAAAGCGAGGGGGAAATCACCACCCGGCAACCGCAAAGCCTGGCGACTTCCATCATCGCCGAAACCGGATCAAAAGAGTGCATTACTTCGCACTCGTTAAGCGTGTCTGCTAAAAGTGATTGGTTGCTGATAATCTCCCGGCTCAATTCCAGCCAGTCGTCCGGGTGTTCGGTTTCCTGCCCGTGGCCGACATAAAAACAAGTCTTGGTTCTCTTCCGCCCTTTGTCGTAAAACAAGTTTGTGTCAATTACCGGTAAAAAAAGAATGTGGTCGTCGTCTACCCCGAAAGTATCGTAAAGACGGCTAAAAACGTAAATCTTGTCTTTAGGGTCAAAGGCTGTTGGACCAGGAACTCCATACAAAGCCATCGTCCCCGGCTCCCTTAAAATATACCTGACAACTGTTTTCGCCCCGGCAGGGTTGGTATTCGGATAAATCTCCGGGTAGATAGCGGTGAAGTTCTTGTTTTCCGAGGTGGCGTTGGCGTAAGTAATCTGGCCTTTAGCCAACAAGGCACCGTAGAGTCCCCACATCACCTTAATCCCCCCACTGGTGGGTTCGTAAGGCGGCATCATCACAGAATAATAGTCTCTCATCTAAATTGCGGCGTAGCGTTCGCTTGTTCCATAACTGCTAACAAAATTCATAAAATCAACTACCTCGTTAGGAAAACCCATCGTCTCGTAAACCAGCTTAGGCAAATGGCCCCCTTTGGCGTGGTGGTAGCACAAAACCTGTTCTCCTCGGCACATCACCCGGCCGTTTCCCAGGTAGAACTCTTTTTCCCGATTTAGGCTCTTACAACCGTAGTAGTCCTTGTCCTTGTCGAATATCTTGCGTTTCATCTTGGAAACATCGGGGTCGTTGTACCAGATAAGGTTCAGGGTGCTATTCTCCCTGGCCGGGTATTTCATTGCCTTCAGATTTTCATGCTCCCAGATGTCCCAAAAGAGCTTGTTGCGGGAGGCCACCAGCCCCGCCTGGACAAACATCTCCTCGCTGACATTCTCCACGCTCATATTCTCGTAATCGTTGAAGTTCCAGGCCGCCCCGACCTCGTAGTCTTGTGCTAAAACCGCCTCCAACCGCCCCAGGATAACGCTGTCGGCGTCAATGTTGACCACCAGGTCATAATGGGGAGCCAGTAGCTTGGCGAATGTCGGCTTGGCGGTGTAAAAGTTGACCCCTTTTTCTTTGAACACCCGGTCAATCAAATCCTGCCTGAAAACAACCAGCTCAATCTCGCGGTGGAACTTCTTAAAAGACGAAATCAGTTTCGGTGTTCCCACCGGATAATAGTAGCGGTCATCGACAATCGTAAAAAAGACAACAGATTCGCTCATATCTTTATCGTTATATTCATTGTTCAAATAAAAAGATTACCGCGCTTGACGGATACCTTTTTGCTTTGTACCCTAAGCCGATTAAATGATTAACAATGTCCATAAAGTTGGGATAGTGGAACTCCACCATCATCTTCTTGATAATATGGGTAACATTGCTGAATTCCGGAGCGCATAAGATACTCTCCTCCGCCCCCTCGACGTCAAACTTCATAAAGTCCACCTTCTTGATATTGTTTTCCTTGAAAAACGTCTCCAGGGTTTTGGTTTTGACCGTATATCCGCCTTGTTTATAATCGTTGGTCAGCGAATGGCAGGTCCGGTTGCCGTCGTGGGTATGGAGGGTCATCTCGCCGTCTTTGCCGGCAATGGCAAAATTAAAGACCTCAACATTGTCCCATTTATTGAAATCCTTGTTTTTCTTTAAGGCTTCAAAGTGTTCCTTTGCCGGTTCAACCGCATAGACCTTAGCGTAATCGCGGAAATACTGGACCGTGCAGCCGATATTTGCCCCGATGTCGACAATGACATTGTTCTCCGTGTTTTTCAGGCTGTTCATAATGTCAATGTAAACCCCCTCAAGGTAAATCTCCTTGTAGATGTATGGTATGAACAGGGTATCAAATGGCATATCGGGATAATAAAGCGCTTTAAGCATTTGTCCTCCTATCTTGTTTCATAAGGTATAACTGATAATCCTTTCTCTGGCTTCTTCGTTTTCAATAAAATCAAAGTTAATCTTGTTGTTGGTTTTCCAGTAAACGCCGGCGGCGTGGAAAACACAAACCTTTTTGTTGTTGGGTAGATAAAGCTCATTATCTCTCAAAAACATATCTTTGTAAAAGTCCAGGCTGGAAATCCCGTAGGTCCGGTCGTCAAACTCCAGAAGTTTGGTTTTGTGGCTGGTGGTGTGGTAAATATAATTAAGCGCGTTCTGCTCGTTCAGGGTTTCCCAGCGGGTATTGTTCCGTTTGCTAAACTCATTGATACGATCCCGCCAAACCTCTTTGCTGGTGCAGACTGTCAACCCGGCGTTGACGTAAACATCTTTCGCCATCCCGCCGTATTCCGGACCACAAGGAACGTTATTTTTGACTACTCCCAATTCGTAATCACCAAATAAATCGGGGCAAAGGTTACACATGACCGAATCGGGATCAATATGAATTATCCTTTGGTATTGGTCTAAGAGTTCCAATCCCTTTTTTAAATAACTGTAACAAAAGTTCATCAAGTCAAAATGTCCCCCTTTGTCCTTTGTTCCAATCACCGTAACCTCCATCGGAATATCGGGGTAGAACTTTTTAACGCTGTTGGCCATTCCCTGCCCCATTTCCTTCGCCCGTTCGTCATAAGTTGTAAAAAAACAAACCTCCCTCATGCCGACCTTACCATTTCTTTTAATGTCTGCATAATCGTCCAGTTCGGTTTCCAGCCTAAATTCCTCATCTTGGTTGAATCGGCAATCCAGACCTCGCTGGCGTATTCGGCCTTGTAACGGACTGCTTTGTTGATAACCGCCTTTTGGCCGGTAATGCTCTCCAGCATATTTTTAATCTCCTCATTGCTGACTTGCGAGCCGATGCCGACGTTAAAGACTTGCCCGGAAACCTCTTTGGCTTTGTCGGCCAATATCTCCAGAGCCGAGCAGACGTCTAAAACGTTAATATAGTCGTGGTAGGCCTCGGCGACGAACGGGATTGGTTCTTTTAAAAGACAACTCCTGATAAGTGTCGGAATCAGGTGGATTGGCTGTTCCCCGACGCCGGTCATGGAACTGGGTCTGAAAACAATCGTCGGCGTATCGGTCTTTTTCGCCCAGACCAGAGCCAGTTGGGTCGCCCCCGCCTTGGCGGCTCCGTAAAAGCCGTCCGGTTCCAAAATCATGTCCTCGGTCATGGGAACATCTTTATTGCCGTATTCCGAAGTTGAACCGGCGGTGATAAAAGACCGGCAATCCGTCCCCTCGGTGGCTTGTAGGACATTAAGAAGTTTGTTAATGATTGCCCGATAAATCTCCTGGATGTCGTTTTGCCCCCGGAGGTTGCCGTAGGCGGCCAGGTAATAAAAGCGGTAGGGTTCATTGACCTTTAGAAGTTCGTGCATCCCGCCGATGTCTAGTAACATCTCGGACGGAAGGACAACCACTTCTTTGCCCTTGTTTCCAAAATGCCTTCTTAAATTAGAACCGAGGAATCCCCCGGCTCCGGCGATTATCTCTTTCATTTTCTGGTTAAACTAATAAAACTGGGATCGCCATTCAGAATCATCTCCCTCAAATTCCGCCCCACTTCCTGATTATCCTTTGGCCAATACTGGTGGATGTTGGGAAAGGCTTGTAAAACCAACTTTGCGTCAGTCGACATGTGAGTAAAGCCGTCATCTTCGTAGTCTTTACCCCGACCGGAAGCGACAATCTTGACCGGAATCCGCTCCTCGTTAATGTAGTTCCTTATTACCTCATAAGGCCGGTAAAGGACAAAGTTGGTAATGGAAAAAACAAAGGGAATCTTGCCCTCCAGGGCCAGGCCGACGGCAATCCCCATCATCGCTTGCTCGGCCGCCCCGCAGTTGACAAACCGATCGGGGAAATCGTCCCGGTGGGGGTCGAACATTCCAAATCCCAAGTCCCCGGTAAGAAGCCAAATATCCTTGTTCTCGGCCATATGCTTATAGAGTTGGTAGCCGAACTCCCCCCGCTGGCTGGGATGTCTGGGGTAGTTTTTAATTCTCTCTTTAATGTCCATTTATCTCTCCTTCGCCCTTTTCGTGTTTCATTAGACACGGTTCGCAAATAATCACCTGGGTAACATTGGCCTGTTGGGGTTGCTGTTCGGGAAACTGCGGTTTATCAAAATCTTTTCCGCAAACCCCGCAGGCAGTCTTAAAATGTTGTTCTTTTTCTAACATTTCATCACCTCCTCATATTTCGCCTCGTCTAAGACCGTGTAGTGGCCCTTAATGCCATTCAAGTATTCGGGGTAGTCATAAGTATTGGTTTTGATAACTAAACTCGGATAAAAGTAATTCATCCTTAAATCCAGCAGGTCGGCGTCGATCAGGGAATATGCGCCGTGGCCGTTGGCGTCAACCGTAATTCTCAAATTCTCCAATCTCAGGTCGGCGGCAATTCTCAAGGCTTCCCACATACTCCCTTCGGCCATCTCGCCGTCCGAGGTTAGAACATAGACATTCCTTTTAGGATTGGCCAAAGCCATGCCGACGGCGATTGGCAGACCATGCCCCAGACTGCCAGTGGTCACCCAAATCCCATCTTTGAGGCACCTCCGGGGATGGGTGCCGTATTTGAGGCACAACTTTTCGGCATCCTTTTTTTCGTATTTCTCCAGAACGCAGAACAAAGCCAGTCCGGCATGGCCGTTACTGAGGATAAACGGTTCGTCTTTTTTCTTAACGGAATAAATTTTGTCGATTAAGCCGACAGAGGTCAGACAACTTCCTATATGAGGTTTCTGGTGTTTAAAGGATAGCTCAATTACCCTTTTTTGTAGATCGTCCATAAAAAATTTTAAATAATTACTCCGCTGTTCGCTTTTATGGATGCTTGGTAAATTTTTTCTATCCGGAATTGTCATTTTTGACCATACTTAAAAGAATTCTTATCAATTTCCTTTGTTTTTCTTAAAAAATCGGCATAGGCGGCCATCTTGGCGATTTTATTAATTAATCTTTCCCCTTTGTCGGCGTTGCACTCCTTCTCGATCGCCTTTAAAAGGTAGTTGGCGGCTTCCAGGGAGTTCTCAATCTCGCCCTGTTCAATCTGTTCCCTGATATAACCTTCAATTTGGGCGATTTCCTCCTCAAATCCGCCGACCTTATCATTCCAAAGTTCGCCCAATTTAAAGTACTCCACCAGGTAAGGCTTGCCGTGTTGCCTTTCGTAATCAAGGTAAGGCACTTCCACCTTGTCCCCGCCGCCCGGAAGGGGGCTAATTTTTGCCACCGGTTCTTCCGGAGGTTTAGTTTCAGTCTTCTCTAGGCGACTTCTGAAAATAGTGTCCGCCATATTGCTCCTGTTGCAGGTTCTCCAGCTTTTGCGAATAATACCTGACTGCCCGCCGGTCGTTGCCCCGAACGGCCCGGATTAAATTTTCCCTTAATTTTCCCGTTGCCCGGCTCTCGTTCAATACCCGCTGAAACAGTTTTTCCCAATGCTTCTTTTCGTCGCTGGATTTTGCCTGCTTAATTTGTAAATAGATTTCTTCTAAATCGAATTTTCTGCCGTAGTCAATATCCATAGTTACCGCCAGATATGTTGGGGGAAATTATCTGGCTTTCCCCCAACCAGCAACTAAATTGTTATGCCGCTGTAAATCTGCAAGCCAATACCCATTCGTCGTTCAACAATTTAGCTACGTAAGAACCTGCCCAAGAGATTAAGCTGATTCTGCCCGCAGGTGAACCGGAGTCCACCACGTTGGGAAGAATGTACAACTTCGGCTGGTCACCTGCCAGGTCATAGACACCAAAGGATTGGTCTCCATGAACATAGGTGTAGTAAACCGCCACCGTGGAAGCTGCCGTTGAAGTTGCCTCGCAAACGGCCTGCTCGTCCAAGTTGTTCAGCCATCGGACTTGGTACAGTTCTCCCATCTCCCCCATATACAGGTCTTTGACATCGGAGTAGGTCTTGGCGTTAATCCAAGTCGAATCTCCGAGCAAACTGAATTTGGAGTAAGGATTGGTCTTTCCCATGAACGTCCCGTCAGGATAGGGTAATGCGTAAGCTAACTCTAAAGTCTTAACCATCTCCCTGATCGCTGAAGCGGAAAGGACATCCCCTGCCGCCATGGTCGCCACCGTATGACCATTCGGTCTGAAGGCGGTGCCGTTGCGGAGTTCCTCTCGGACGACACGGTTCAGAGTTTCCCCCATTGATTGACCGGCCACTTCAATGAATTCCTTTTGTTTGGAGTCAATCGAAGTCAAAGAAAGAAACTTTGAGCTTCGGAAAGTTTTTCCATACTCAGCCAGCGTCATCGCTACCGTACAGGCGCTGATGATACAAGCCGGCGGGTTGCAGGATTCAGTCAAGGGCGAAGCGTCAATCGCCGATGGTAACATTCTGGTAAAGTTGACTGTCTTACCCTCATTAGCCGGATGCGTTCTTACTTGGCCTCCTTCTTCAAGGACCAGTTTGTACTGCGCCTTTGCTAAGAAAACCTTTTCGTAGTAAGTCGACATTGCCGGCGTAAGAGTACTTGTTAGGTTGTCTGTTGCCATGTTATATCACACTCCTTTCCGGACAAATCTGTCCATTTGCCAAGTCCTATGAATGAACGATCCCGTACTTTTTTTCCAATTCCTCGATCGTTAAATCTTTGTCTTCCTTCTCTGTTGTGGCAACTTGGGTCGGCCTCATGGCGGTTTGGGATACCTGCTTGGCAATGTTCTCCGACTGCTGGCTGACCTCCCTGGCGACTGCCCTTTCGTAGGGTTTCATCAGTTTAGCCACAAACTTTTTGACTGATGCGGAATACGGATTGGCCTTAACGTAGGCTTCCGTCGCCTCACTCACCGTGTCGGAGAGTTCCTTGTCAAAAGCGTCGTTTTCCGGATCAAGCTGAGGGTATTTCCTCAGCACCTCGTTGGCTTCGTTGTTTATCCGGTTAACGGCTTCTGATTGCTTAACCCGCAGTTGAACAAGAGCGTCCGCTGTTTGCAAAACATCCTGTTTGTACTGCTCGCTGGTAATCTCTGCCCCCGGCTCTGCTTGCGGAAAATATGGTGCCGGTGGCACCTGGGGTTCTACTGAACCCGTGAGATCCGCAAGCTTTTCCGCCAAAGACTGTGCTTTGGTTTCCGCCTCGGTTGCCCGTTCCTCCGCCTTTTCGGCTTTGGCGTGCAGTTCCCTAATCCGGGCTTGAGCGCCTTTTTTAGGACTCTCCGCTGTTTCGGCTGCCTCCTCCTTGACTTCGGCCGTCGCTTCAATCTCGGTCTCGGCTGCTTCCCCAGCCGCTTCCGGTTCTTTTAATTCCGGTTCTGATACTGGCGGGGTACCAAGGATGTTTTCTGCCTCACCCTTATCTTTTAACGCCGCTTGATCGTTTTTCATACGATCTCCTTTCATCACACCGATTTGGCCATGTGAGAATACCCAAGCCTAAATGCTTGCTCCGGGCAAGCGAAGGGAGGTGGCCCAAACTCTTGCCCAAAGCAAACATTTACGCCATCTTCAATTCCCGGCGTGTTTTGAGGATCGGCGCCCCTTTTTCGTCAATCCCGACCATGATCTTTTCCGGGCCAATCCAGACCGCATGCTGGATTTCGCACGAATGACAAACCAAGTAATAACCTTGTTGCCGCCAGTCGTGATTAGGCGGCGGATCGTAGCGAAAATCCGGCCGGCTAAGGTCGCGGATTTCTTCAAGGGGTGCCTCCAGTTCTTCCTTGATTTTCTCTTCATTTTTCACACGCTTCCTTGGCATCCTCAACTTTGTCAAGGACCTTTTTAATAATTTCTTTGGTTAGGTTAATAACGATTGTGTTTAAACCAATTTCCTCTAGTGCTTTGCCTCCGGCGATTGCCTCGGCGTTCTTGTTGTCCAAATCCTCTTCCACTTTCCCGATGTATTCTCTCAAAACCCGCCAACCGTGCGTCTTGCCCATATTGGCTAAGGCGACTTCTTCTTCCGTTGCTCCCTTCTTGGCCGCTTCCTGTTCGGCTGCCATCGACGGCATATTGGCCAAAAAGGTTTCCGGTCTAAGGGCTGATTTATCCAATTATCCCTCCTTCCGGCGGCATCTGCCCGGGCATCGGCTCCGGCATCGGTTGTTGGGCCGGTATCTGGTTCATCCCCTGCGCCTGCATCAACGCCTGCTCGAATTTCATCCGGTCGGCCCCTAATATCTGTTCTGATTTCTCCTGGTCGGTCATCTCCTCTAAAATCTTGTCCCAGTCCTGTATTCCGGAGTTGGAGACGATCCGCTTAAACAATTCCCCAAATTTCAAAGTGTACCCCTGTTCCTGAAGCGTCTGCATCAGCCAGTTGCCGTTGGGAGTCTGGGCTTTCATAAACATCTCCATCAACATGGCTAAGTTCTGCTGCTGGGCCTGTTGGTCCGAAGCATAAGTGGAACCGCTGACAATCTCGTAATCGTAAAGAACCGAACCGGTTTTGCTTTTGGGAATAGATAGTTTGCCGCTTTCCTGGCTGTACATCTCCTCTATCTCCGGGTAGTTTCTCTTTAGTTGCTCAATCTCATCCCCGAAAAGCCTAATGGTAATCGCCCGGCTTTGCTTCTTGGAAAGCAGGTTGACCATCTTCTTCATCACTTTTTTGACAAACATCTCCATATAGAAGCGGTCGGCGTTATCCCGGGTATTCTCCCGGTTCTGCTGCATCTGAAGCGCCTTAGGCGTCTTGCCGTAGCCCACCTCGGTTTGCTGGGTTACCGAAGTATCGGTGGTCCCGAACATATTGAGGATCGCCGAAGAAGCGACCTGGTAAGTGTTATTGAAGGTTTGGATTCCTTGGGGATTGAGCTGAACCGGCGAGATGGCGTTGTTAATCTGGCCCCTGACCAGCCACTTGGCCGCCGCCCCCCACTGGATTGAGGATTCCGAAGCTAAATTGTCCTTGTTAATTAGAATCGGCGGGAAGATGGACATCTTGACCGCATCTAAGTAAAGGTTCCAGACCGAATTGACCACCATCTGCATCGTCTTCCCCCGCTCGAAGTCGCCCATCCCCATAAAATCATCCAAAAGCGGTATCGAATACTTGCAAACCACCGGCAGTTCGCCGTTCTCGTGCGGATTGGCTTGATCTCTAAACTCCATATCGGCCTCAACGCAGTAATCAACCCACCGGTCGCCTTCATACTGGGTCAGAACCTCGAAAAAGCCGCCGTTCTTGGCCGCCTCGCCTGTCGGGTACTGATCCTCGGCCCGTTGGCCCTTGCTGTCCGAATCAACCGCTTCCTTGTCCCCGGTCTTGCCTTTTAACCTGGTAACAATCTCGGTGATGTTCTTGTACCCCCGTTGCCCTTTTAGGTTCTCAAAGAAAGAGAGAGGCTTCCAGGTGCGGACAATGATGTAATCGCTATCCTCAACCGAGACCGCCCCCACTTGCGGAAAGACGTCCCGGATGTTCAAAAGCCACAGATCCGGGCCGACATAGCCGTTTTTCTTGACATCCATATCGACTAAAGCAAAGAAGTTGCCGTAAAGGTTGGAATAGATGTCCGTCATCCGAAACTTGGTTAAAAGGTCAAACTGGGCGTTGGCGTTGGGGATAACCCACTTGTCCAAAATCAAGTTCATCAGTTGGCCCGAACCAATATCGTTAGTCGAGATCGGCTTGACCTTGCCGGTGGCCAGTTGCGCCATCACCCGGTAGCCTCTCTCCAGGATAAGGGTAGTTAGTTTAGGATCAAAGACATTGGACTTGGTGGTGTTCTTGGAGATAGAATCGGTCAGCTGGTTGTGGAACAGCTGCTCCACCTCATCCCACAAATCCCGCTTAGTGGAAAGGTAATCGGAAGCCGCTTGTTTTCGTTCTAATATCTGTTGTCGGATGTTAGCCATAAAAAAAGACGCCAACTTTCGTTCGGCGTCCTAAACTCTCCTAAAAAGGTGTCTCAGACTATTAGCGCTAAAATACCACAACCGCTAAAGTTTGTCAATACCTTATCCGCTTGGTCTTAGTAATCTCCAGTGTCTCGATCCTCGCCACCCCGTCCTTGATCATTACGTTGAAGATCATCTGGCCGTACGGCATCGATTTGATTTCCAGTTCCATGATGGTGTGCAACGGTAAGTTCCGTCCAAATAATTCTTTCAAGTTGGAAGTATTTTTGTCTGGCACTGATGTACTCCATCAAATTATAGTCAACAATCCTTCCGTTGTTGACCCGGATAATAAAGTTAAACAACCCGTTCTTCCTCGCCTGGATGTCCTTCTCGATGTCCAGGTGGGGTTGCAGGTTGCAGTCTGGGATTGACAATTCATATTTCATCGTCTGGTTTTTAAAATAAAACCATACCCTACCATACAGTACCTGACATCACCTCACCTCACCTAACCAAACCCCACCCAACCCCACCGAACCCCTAAATCCTTACCTTACCTCACCCAACCTCACTTTACCTCACCTGACCTCACCTCACCTCACCTTACCAAACCATTAACTCTTCACTTCATCCATACTGACAACCTCAAATCTTCCATACCTTGGCCTGTAATCGCCAATTCCGCAGTAGGCGCCCGAATAGGTAAGAATATCCTTTAAATCTTTAGCATTTGCTCTCTCATCTAGGCAAACTAAATCAAATTTCAATTCCCAGTCATCCATCCTCGCTCTGCCTTTCATCACTCTCCCGCCAGTAGCAGGAACAACCGTTGATCTCCAATCCGTGGTGAAAGCCTGTTTCTCGTGAATAATCTTCAGGGGTTCTACAAAAACGCCCCCTTTAACCACATCTTTAAAAGATTTCTTTCCCTCCAATTTAAAGGTTTTTGCCGCCTTAATCATTGTTCCGACAATATGCTCAGCCGGTGTGTAGATTTTGCCATCTACCCGATAAAGAGATTTCTCAACTTGTTCCTCTTTGCTGGGAACCGCTTTCTTCCCTTTCGGTTTGTCGGCGGGGTTATCTTCTTCTGGGAATCTATTAAATAATAACGGGGCAATTCCTCTAATATGACATTTAAACTTTAACATTTATCTTCACCTCTTTTCATTTTATAATTTAAAATCTTACCTGCAATACCCAGGCAAGGTCTTCGGAAGAATCTTTTTCAATTCTTCAATGTTCTCGGTTAAATGCTTGTTTACGACAAACTTCAAGGCATCTTCTCTGACTTCGTAGTTCTTAATCTTAATGTGGCCTAGAAACGCCTTGAGGGCGATCTCCATAAGATACTTGTCAACCACTCCGCCAGTCGACAACGCTTGGTCCATGTCCTCAACCGCTTTGTCAAACAAGGCTTGTGTTTTTTGTGAATCTCGCATCTTTTTTCACCTCCCTTCGTTTTAGATTTCTAGTAAAAGCCGTTTTCTTTAAATAATATGGTGTCATCAGGAAGGACAATCTCCTCCCCCTTCTTCTGGTAACTGACCGCGATATATCTTGTGCAGTCCATAAGATGATCGTTGGCCTTCTCCGGCACATCCGGTTCGTTTAGATCCTGCGCCCGGCTGACGCTTTTTTCTTTCCAACGGTAGGTTTCAAATTC